GAACTTCATCGAATACAAAACTTCAGGCGTATGGAAGTATCTATGGGTATGGACGCCTCTCAAGGTGATGACTTCTGGGCATTTACTTGGTTGGTTCCTTTGGGACGCGGCCGATATGGTGTTCAAACAAGGTCGTATGTATCTGAGGTTAAATATCTACGCCTAAACTCGGCTACACAAGCTAAGTATGACCAGCTCGTAGCTGAGGGTACTCTAATAATCATGCCAGGTAACTATCTCGATTGGGAAATGGTCTACGACGATGTAGAACGATATATCGAAGAGATGGAATGGACTATCGTATCATTTGGTTATGACCCGTATAACGCGGCTGAATTTATCGACCGCTGGACTATGGAGAACGGCGATGTCGGTGTAGAAGTGGTACGACAAGGTGTTAGAACTGAGTCTGTACCTTTAGGTGAGATTAAGAATATGGCTACTTCTAGAGACCTTATATTCTTTGAGGAACTCATGAAGTATGCTATGGGTAACGCCGTTGTTATCCAAGACAATAACGGTAACTATAAGCTGTCTAAGATGCGTAGCGATGAGAAAATCGATAACGTCGCCGCATTAATGGATGCTTGGGTTGCCTATAAACGAAATAAGGAGGCATTCTTGTAGGATGGTAAATAACCCTCTAGGGTCATGGAACGCATTCATGTCAACCAACAATGGTATTGATTATGACCCTGACTTGGTTTCCGGCTCAGGTATTGGCCGGCCATCAGGTGCGCTCCGTGGTTATACATTCAAGCATCAGGATTTAATCAACAGTATTATCTCTATGATTTCTCTTGATGTCGCTATGGTTGACTTTAAACATTTAAAGATCAACGAAGAAGACGGTAATCAGACTTCTGTCGACTCAGGTCTGATCAATTGCTTGACAACATCTGCTAATATTGACCAAACAGGTCGCGCATTTATCTATGATGTAGCCTGGTCTCTTCTAGAAGAAGGGGTTGTTGCAATTGTCCCCGTCGATACAACGTCAAAACCCAACGATGATGGTTCCTATGACATCTTATCGATGCGTGTTGGTAAGATTACGCAATGGTATCCTCGTGCTGTTCGGGTTAAAGTCTATAATGATCAAAATGGTTTAGAACAAGACTTGACGCTGTCCAAACAGTCGATTGTTATCTTGGAGTCCCCTCTTATCGGTCTACTCAAAGACCGTAACTCAACGCTTAAGTTGCTTGAGCAAAAGATGGATTTAATGTACTCTCAAGATAAGGCAGTGGCGGCTGGTAAACTTAATGGGTTTATTCAAATTCCATATGCCACAAAGAGTAGCTTACGTCAGGAACAGGCTAAGAGTCGTAAGACTCAGCTTGAGAAAGAATTGGCAGACAGCCAATTTGGTATAGCGACCCTTGACGCTAACGAGAAATTTATTCACACAGGTGGTAATATCAATAACAACCTTGTGGATGACATTCGTAAGCTTCAACAGGATTACTACAACCAAGTTGGCATTTCTTCCAAAGTCTTAGACGGTACTGCGAGTCAGGCTGAACTAAATCTCTATTACCATAGAGCAGTCGATCCGGTACTGCAAACTATCGTTGACGGTATTAACCGTATCTTCCTAACTAAGACAGCTCGAACTCAAGGGCAGGTAATCCAGTATTACCGTGACCCATTCCGTATGCTACCGGTTGAACAACTAGGTACTGCGGCAGACCTCTTTGCTCGTAATGCAATCTTCACATCGAATGAAATTCGTGCAATGTTAGGTCGCGCACCTCACCCAAGTCGTATCGGCGATATGCTCTTTAATAAGAATATCTCAACAGGTACAGATTTAATGGGTCTAGGTGGTTATGATGGTACAACCCAAGAAGGTTATCCTGAAATCTATGATGATGGTCAAGGCGGTTATGTTGACGCCAACGGTAATCCTGTAGATGAATACGGTAACCCATTGGATGTATAAAAATTTATGGAGGAAAAGTAGTTGCGAAAAAAGGCTGATTTCGCCGGATGGGTAACTAAGAATGACATTCGTTGTTCGGATGGTGTGACAATTCGTCATGATGCTTTCCGACAAAACAATGGTTCTCAAGTACCTATCGTATGGCAACACGATTACTCCAGTCCCTCAAATGTATTGGGGTATATGATTCTTCAGCACCGCGATGAGGGTGTTTATGGGTATGGTTATCTTAATGATACAGAACATGCTCAGGATACTCGCACACTCCTTAAGCATGGCGATTTAAATGCTATGTCTATCGGAGCTCGCGGAATCCGTAAGAACGGTAACGATGTTATCCATGGAGAAATCTATGAGGTAAGTCTAGTTCTTAAGGGCGCAAACCCGGGTGCTGTTATTGAACATGTTATGCTCCATAGCGCTTACGGGACTGAAGAGTATGAAAGCGATCGTGCGACCATTTATACCGGTCTCACGCAGGTTCTTCTTCACTCAGACGATTCTGATGAAGAGGTCGACGAAGAAAAGGAGGGACGGATGTCTCGTTCATACGAAGAACTTTTAGAAGGGCTTACTGATGAAGAATTAGCAACATTGGTCAACGGTGTTGTGGAAGACATCGCCGAAGCTATTGATGCTGAGGAAGATGAAGAAGCTCAAAATGAATTAGAAATTCGCGGTCTTGAAGAAGACGGTGAGTATGATGAAGAAGATGACGACTCGGATGACGATTCTGATGAAGATGGATTTGAGTCTGAAGACGGTTATTCTGAAGGTGATGACTCTGCCGATGCAGGGGAATCCGTGTCACATTCAATTTTTGAAGGAGAAGATATTTTGAAACATAACCAATTCCAAGGCGCTGCAGTTGTAGATCACAAGGAACTTGACACTCTGTTACATAGCGCAATTTCCGGTAACGCTTCTACTCTCGCAGGTGTATTGCGTGCCAATGGCGTATTGGGTGAAGATTCTATCCAACACGGTTTGGTTGGTATGGAAACTCTGTTCCCACAACCAGCAACAAACGGTGCCCTAAATGTTTACAACCCAAGTGGGCTGAATATTGACAAAATCATGGGTCAATTCGGTAAATCCCCGCTTCCACGTGTTAAGAACTTGTTCGCTAACTTGACTGAAGATGAAGCTCGTGCTCGCGGTTACATCAAAGGTAACCAGACTCTGGACTCTATCGAAGAAGTTTACTTCCGTGAAACTACTCCAGGTTCTATTCACCGTCGTGAAACAATCGACCATGATGATTTGATTGACTTGCAAGATGGTGGATTTGCGGCTGTAAACTTTATCCAACAAGTTCAAACTGCTAAATTCAAAGAAGAAATTGTTAAAGCTGCTTTCCTTTCAGATGGCCGTGACTTGACTCTTTCTACTGGTAAACGTAACCCTGAAAAGATTAGCGAACTTCATATTCGCCCAATCCTTAAGGACCACCCATTGTTCACAATCAACATCACATCTGCTACATTCAAGACTGCAGTTGATGACGTTATTAAGAAAGCATTCCCAGCATACCAAGGTTCTGGTAAACCATCACTTTACATCAACCCATTTGACTTGGCTAAGTTGAAGACGTTGAAAGATGGTAATGGCCGTTACTTGTATGCACCATCAATGGATAACAACCAAGTACCAGGTAATGCAAACATTGCAGCTTACTTCATGTGTGAAGAAGTGGTTGAATACCGTGCACTTCCTCAAGGGACATTCGTAATCGGTAACTTGGCTGACTATCAGTTCGGTATGTCTCCAAACGGACAAATCGCTACATTCGATAGCTTCGATATCGACTTCATGCAACATAAATACTTGATGCATGCTCGTCTGTCTGGCGCTATCGTTACTCCTAAATCATTTATCGTTGTTAAGGTAACTGATCCAGAAGCAACTGAGGAAACTGTTGTGAACTTTGATTCTACTGGTCTTAAGACTAAACCAACTTGGACAGTTCAAACTGACCCAACTGAAGTGAAGGGTATTGGTGCTAAAGCTGTAGACTATGACGAAACTGTCAATGGCGCAGCTATGACTGAAGACGAAAAGAAACTCGGAACAGTTGAAACAGCTCCAAAACCAAAGAAACCAAAGAAAGCTGAATAAGCGCGGCTGGTAGATAGGAAGGTAATACAATGACAAAAGCTGGAATTCGACTTATCTTCCGTTCTAAAGAGCCTGAAGAAATTAGCGTAGGGGTGTATGAGTATAAGTATACTGTTTCACCCCTTATAAACGCTAAGATTTCTTCTAAATCTTTTAACGTAGAAGACCGAAGCTCAATCAACCAAAACACTAAGGCTGAGTTGAAGTTTGATGTTTCACTAATGAACGACTCAACCGACCGTGTGAATAGAATTTCTCATATCTTGTATATGGGTTCCTATTACAAAGTCGGAAGTATTCGTCTATATCCGCCTCGTGTGGTTTTGACGATTGAGGACATGGAGATTTCTGAACTCAGAGATCGTTTAGCCGAGGTTGTTACGTCTGCTACTCAGAAAAGTCAAAATGAATTAAAACTTGAAGCGTTAACTAAGATTGGATTGCAGGATTACCAAGAAGGGTTAGAAAACTCTCTGAGTAAATACGCGCTAGTCTTTAAAGATGGCGATATTCAAGTTTGGACTGGTACGGAGTTTAAGGACTTTAAGTCTTTCTATGAAGAATTGGTTAAGGTGAAAGAATGAAAACAAGAGAACAAGTACTTCTTAAGATAAAAGATGAGATTTGTCCTAATGTTTACTTTACACCACCAGAAAATATTCAATTGAAATATCCTGCATGTATTGTAACACGGGAAGACGTCGATACTCAGAAGGCCAATAATAAGAATTATATTACTCGGGTTAATTATAAGCTCGTCTATATTTCTAAAAGCGAAGCCGATGAGGTATTCACTAAAATCCCTAACACTTTCATGTATTCGGATTTCAGAACTGAATATAAAGTAAACGGTCTCTATCACAAAGTGTTTGTGATCTACGAATAGAAAGGAAGATGTAATTTGGCAACAGTTGATGAAGTAATTCAATTCGCCCGCAATCTTGCCGATCAAGGTATCGGTACGGATGCTGATGGTTCTTGGGGTACACAATGTGTAGACCTACCTAACAGTATCTCCCAAATTTACTTCGGTAAAATTCTTTGGGGTAACGCTATCGACTTGCTCGACTCTGCGGCTAGCCTAGGTTACGAAGTTGTTTATGATGCAGTCGGGGTTAATCCTCGTCGTGGCGCTATCTTTGTTATGGCGGTAGCGGAACATGGTTATGGACATACAGGTCTCGTTATCGAAGACTCTGACGGCTATACTATGTCTACTATTGAACAAAACATTGATGGTAACTGGGACGCCCTCTATGTAGGTGCTCCTGCTCGTTACAACACTCGTGACTTCACTGGTATCGTTGGATGGTTCTATCCACCATATTCAGATACACCTCAGCCAGAACCTGTTATCGCACCTCAACCAATCACACCTGCTGACGAAGTTGTTAATCACGACGAAGTTGGTAAGTTTACGGTTAAGGTCGCAGGTCTGAATGTACGCAAAACTCCAAGCCTTACAGGCGATATTGT